GGGCTGTCGGCGGCGGCCGGGCAGTCCTGGAACTGGTGGCAGCAGGGCTATTCGCTGAATCCCTATGGGTCCGGCTCGGCGATGGTCGAGGCGTGCGTCTCGGCCTATGCGCAGACCGTGGCGATGTGTCCCGGCGACCATTGGCAATCCGAGCTCGACGGCGGTCGGACGCGGGTCGCCGGCTCGGCGCTATCGCGCATCCTGCGGCATCCGAACGATTACGAGTCGATCTCGGATTTCTTCTTGAACCTGACGCGGCGGCTTTACACCGCCGGCGAGGCGTTCGCGGTCGGCATCCGCAACGGCCGCGAAGAAATCGCCGAGCTGCATCTGATGCGCAAGGGCGCGGCGCGGATCGCCGAAGACGGCTCGATCTTCTATTCCCTTGACGGAAATGAAATCCTTGAAAAGCGGTTCGACTTCACGCTGCCGGTGCCGGCGCGGGACGTGCTGCATGTGCGCTTGCAAACGCCGCGGCATCCGCTGAAGGGCGAGTCGCCGATCCTGTCGACGGTGCTCGACCAGGCTCTCGGCGGCGCCGTGCTGAATCAACAGATCAACTATTATCTTAATCAGGCGCGGCCGAGCTATATTCTCGAAACCGCCGAGAAGCTGACGCCTGAGCAAGTCAAGACACTGCGCGAGTTATGGGATATACAAACCAAGGGCGCCGGGGCCGGCGGCACGCCGATCCTGACCTGGGGCCTGTCGGCCAAACCACAAACCGGCAACGCCGAAGACGGGCAACTCGCCGACATCTTGAAGCTGAGCGACCAGAATATTGCGCTGGCCTTCCGCATGCCGTTGCAAGTGCTCGGCCTCGGCGGGGCGCCGTTCTCGTCAACCGAAGCGCTTATGTCGGCCTGGAAGGCGACCGGCCTCGGCTTCGCGCTGAATCACATCGAGGAGAGTTTCGGGCTCTTGTTCGGGCTGCGCGGCTATCCGGACGAATATCTCGAGCTCGACACCGAAGCCTTGTTGCGGTCGGCGTTCAAGGAACGGATCGAGGGCCTGGTGCGCGGCGTCCAGGGCGGCGTTTTCGCCCCGAACGAAGCGCGGCGGCGTGAAAACTTGGCGGCGGCGCCGTTCGGTGACGAGCCGCGGGTGCAAGAACAAGTCGTGCCGCTGAGCTTCGGGGCAAGGAAGGAACCTAATCCGACACCGGCGGCGCCGGCGGCACCGGCCGGCAAGCCGGCCGACGACGGCGAGGGCGACGGCGATGCGAATGGCGGCGACGATGCGGGCGACGGGCCTGATCCGGGCAAGCTGTTCGCCGACATCATGCGGCACGCCGAGCATGCGCGACTCCATGTGGTCTGAGGCGCTGGCGCGGGCGCTCGGCGCGGTGGTCGCCGAGCATCGGCGCGAGTGGGCGCGCGAGCTCGCCGAAGCGCGGGCGTCGGTCGCTGAGCTCGTGGCGCGCTGCGCGACGCTCGAAGCGGACGTGCATGCGCGCTGCAAACATGCCGGGGCGGTGGCGATCGAAGCCGCGGTCGCCGGCTTGCGGCAACCGCGCGACGGCGTCGACGGGGTGACGCTCGAGGCGCTCGAGCCGCTGGTCGAGGCGATCGTCGGCGAGAAGTTCGCCGATCTGCCGGCGGCACCGCCGGGGCGCGACGGGGCGCCGGGTCTGCTGCCGATCGTCAAGGAGTGGTCGGACCGGGTGCATTATGCCGGCGAGGTCGTGACGTTCTTCGGCGCGACCTGGCAAGCGATGCGCGACACCGGCCGAACGCCGCTCGACGTCGACGACTGGATTTGCATCGCCGCGGCCGGGTGCAACGGCGCCGACGGCGGCACGCCTAACCCGCGCGGCCTCTGGTCGGCCGGTGAACCGTATCGGCGGCTGGACGTCGTCATGGTCAACGGCTCGTCGTTTGTGGCCGCGATCGACGATCCGGGGCCGTGTCCCGGCGACGGCTGGCGGCTGCTGGCGGCGCGCGGCCGATCCGGCAAGCCTGGCGAACCGGGGCGCGCGGCGACGGCGTCGCCGATTGCCGTGGTCGGCCTGGCGGTCGACGGCGAGGGGCTGTTGACGCTCATCAACGGCGACGGCTCGACGGTGACGTGCGACCTGTTTCCGGTGCTCGACAAGGTGCGCCGATGAGTGTCGAGGTAATCACACCGCCGGCGACGGTGCCGGTGACGCTCGAGCAGGCGCGGCACCATTGCCGGATCGATTTCGGCGACGATGACGTCTACCTTGTGGCGCTGGTCGAGGCGGCGACGCTGCTCGCCGAGAAATGGCTCGGCCGCTCGCTGATCTCGCAAACCCTGGAAATGACGCTGGACGGCTTTCCGGCGTGTCCGGTGCCGCTGCGGCGACCGCCGATCGAAACCATGGGCTCGGTCAAATATGACGATCCGGCCTTCGGCGAGGTCACGCTGGATAATTCGGCCTATCGGCTGGTCGACCGGCCGGACGCAAAGCTGACGCTGGCCTATGGGGTCACGGCCTGGCCTCTGAGCGCGAGCGGCGACGCGGTGCGCATTCGCTACACCGCCGGTTATGGCGCGAGCGGCGACGCGGTGCCGGCGGCGATCCGGCAAGCGATCCTTTTGTTCGTCGGCCATTGGTTTGCAAACCGCGAAACCGTGCTGGTCGGCCAAGTGCCGGCCGAGCTGCCGATTGCCGCCGAAAGCCTGCTCTCGGCCTATCGCGTGCCGGTGCTCTAGCTCGAAGGGGACAAACGATGCCGACGGTGAGATTCTCGAAGCGGTTTCGCTGGACGGAACGCAACGGCCAATCCGACCGCGACTATGCGGCCGGCGAGACTTACAAGGGCGTCCGGCGGGCGATTGCCGACGCGGCGGTGAAAGCCGGTGCCGGCGAGGTCGTCGGCGAAGCCGACGCACCGGCCGAAGCCGAAGCCGCCGAGCAACCGGCGGCCTGAACCGTGGCGGCGCCGGCTGGTCTGCGGCGAACCCGCGTTTCGTTCGCAAAGCGGGTCGAGGCGCCGAGCTCGGCGACCGATTTCGGCTCGCCGATGGGCGATTGGCAAACGCAGTTCACCGTCCAGGCCGGGGTGCGGCCGCTGGTCGGTTCGGAACCGGCGATCCAATCGCGGCTCGAGGGCCGGCAACCGGTGGTCGTCACCGTCGCCGCGGCGGCCAAGGTCTGGACGATTACCGAAGCCTGGCGGGCTGAGATCCCGCACGGCTGCGAGTGCCGGCTGTACGACATCAAGGCGGTTACACCGCACGCCGACCGGACGGCGGTCGACTTCCTGTGCGTCTATGGCGGCGCCGTTGGCTAGCATTTCCGGCCGCTCCGAGCTGCAACGCAAGCTCAAGCTGATTCCTGAGGCGATCAAGCCGCCGATCAAGGCGGCGATCGCCGCCGGTGCCGACGAAGTGTCGTCGATGCAAAGGCGGCTGGTGGTCGAGCGGTCCGGCGACTTGCGCGAGTCGATCGTCTGGCGCTGGGGCACCGAAGCGCGGGTCGCTTATTCGACGCTGAGCTCGGCCAAGCGCGGCACCGGCGATCCGTCAATGGCGGCGATCCTGTCGGCCGGCAATGCGAACGTCCGTTATGCGCATCTGGTCGAGCACGGCACGGCGCCGCATCCGATCGGCGGCTTTTTCAAGGGGCAAGGGTTGACACATCCGGGCACGGCGCCGCGGCCGTTCTTCTTTCCGCCGTATCGGGCGAAACGGCGGGCGGTGAAAACCCGGATCACGCGGGCGATGACGAAGGCATTGCGCGAGGTCGCGCGGCGATGAACGCCGAGCCGCTGCTGCCGCTGCAAGCGGCGCTGGTCGCCAAGCTGAAGGGCACACCGGCGATCGCGGCGCTGGTCGGCGGCCGGGTGTTCGACCGCTTTCCGCTAAAGCCAGACTATCCGGCGATTGCCGTCGGCACCGCCGATCAATCGGTCGCGGTCGAGGAAGCCGAAGACTGCACCGAAGGCTCGGAAAACTTCATTCAAGTGCAAGTGTTCTCGCGCGACGAAGCGCTGCCGGGCATGCAAACCGTGAAGCAAATTGCCGGCGAAATCCGTTTCGCGCTGCGCGACTGGCGGCCGGCGGTCGCCGGGCACCGGATCGACGGCACCGAGTATCGGACGGTCGACTATTTCCGCGACGACGGGCTGACGTCGCGGGCGGTGATGACGTTCGCGGTCATGAGTCAAGCCGACGACTGAGCATTGGCAGGAAAGCAGCGCGGGCCGTCCGGCAGGGCGGCTTTTTTTATGGGGAGTCCGTCATGGCGGCGATGCTGAAAACGCAAAAGCTGATTGTGCTTCTTTTGATCTCTGAGGGGCCGAACGTCTTCGAGGCGCCGTGTATT